ATCTTGCAGAAGACAAGATTGGCGATGCAAAGATTGCCAATAGACTTATTACTGAGCGTCAAGTTCAGGAAACTCAGATGGACCAGTCGGAGATTCCTGGCCTTATTACTGAGCGTCAGCAGCAAGAAATAGCAATGGACGAATCAGGCCTTGAGCGTCCGATTCTTGAGGAAAGACAAGCCCCTCCCCAGACAACTGCGGCAGAAGATGTAGAGCTTCCAATCCTCACAGAGATAAGTGACAAGAATCTGAATCTTGTTGATCCTGTAGCTGTTGGAAGCGATGTTCCTCAGACAAAGGCCAATAGATCTCTGCCCACAGAAGAAGAGGTGAGGTCGAGCTACGGCATTGTGTTTGGAGACTCAAATCGGCAGTACGGCGAAAGGGTGCCTTCTCAACTTACAGACCCAGAAGCTTACGATTACTTTGTATTTGATGAATCATTCTCGAATGTGTGGGGAACGGCTTTCAAGCAAGGAAACTTTGCACCAGCTTTAGCATCAATGCTGGGAACGGAAAACTACAAGCCTGATTCAAGCTATGATCCGTTTGATGATCCTGTCCTTAGCAAAAGGATAGGAGGTCCAGATGGCCTTTGGAGATTCCGTTATTCAGGAAGTCATGCTGAATCAATGGCGATGGTTGAAGAAATGGAAGAGGATGCACAAGATGCCCTTCTTCTTTCCAGCACCTATTCTCAATCGGCTCAGTTAGCTGCTGGTCTGGCAACTCCAACAACTTTTGCTCCACTAGCCCCAATGAAGCTTCTTAATGTTGCTAACAAGACAAGACGCTTTGTCGGCGGTACAGCATATACATATGCACTAATGGCACCAGAGCAGATGCTGCTCGATAGCCAGAACACACAAAGAGACGCAAGCCATAGCGCAGTTATGCTTACGGGCCTTAGCCTTCTTGGTGGTGGTTTGGCTTATAAGTTTGGCAAAGGTCTTTCTACTGCAACTTCGTTAAGCCCAATCAAGCCTGATGGAGATGGCGTTTACAGGGCTGCTGGAGCCGGTGTTAACCCTGAACGTGCCAGACAGGCTGCTTATGCCCAAATGGAGCAAGAAGGGCTGGAAGCTACAGGAATAGGCATTGAAAAGCTTGGGTGGAATCCTGTGCTTCGTATGCTGCAAAGCCCTAACCCTTATGTTCGTGGTTTAGCCGTAGGCATGGTTGATGTTGGCGGCATGATGCAGAAGAAGGTTCGTGGCCAGCAAGAAGCTATGGACCAGTCTGTAGAGACAACATTCAGAACTACATATCTTTCAAGGCTGCTTGAGTCAGTCAGGCACAGCGATGAAGCTTACCTTGCTTACAGGGGCAGATCGATTCCTCAGTCTGATTCTCGTCGTGCTTTTGAGATGATGAAGATGAATCTTGGAGATACGTTCCGAGGAACAACTGAGCTAACAGAGGTTCAGTTCCGAAATCGCGTTGGTATGGCAATGCGTCGTGGGGATGCAGATCAAATGAATGATGCTGCAAGCTCCTATGTAACACAAGCTGCTCGTGGGTATCGTGATGTGTTTAACTTCATCAGGGATCAGGCACAGAGCGTCAGGTTGTTTGAAAAAGAACTGATGGCAGATATCGAAGCAGCAAGAATCGCAGGCAACACAGCAGAAGTTACAAGGCTTGAGAAGGCCCTTGGAAAGCTTCAGATGGAAGGTGTGACTCCAAACACGGCCCCATCATACGTTCCAAGGCTTTATCGTGTTGATAAGATCATGGAAAACCCTGAGAGGTTTCTGTCAATTATTGAGTCCTATGGCAGAGCGCAACTTAGGATGAGCCAACAAGAAGCCAAACAATTTGCTAACGATGTATTGGACACAGTCACTAGACAGAAGCCATATCTTGACCTTGAAGGCGCAACAGAAGGACTTGACTGGATAAAAACAGCAAGCGGCGCACAGGCAAGAACACTTGAGATTCCAGACGAGCTAATTGAAGAGTTCCTTGAAAGCGATATTGAAACGCTAATTCGTCACCATGTTAAAACAATGGGAATGGATATTGAGATTGCCAGGCGCTATGGCGACGTGAATATGCAGTCTGTTCTTGACGATGTTGCGGCTGAATACAAAAGGCTCATGGATGACGCACCGAATTCGGAAGCAAGAGCAAAGCTGGCAAGAGATCTTGAAAGAGACATAGCTGACATCAGGGGTCTAAGGGACAGACTGCGTGGAACCTATGGCGCATCAAAAGATCCTCACGCTTTGTCTAGTCGTGTGGTTCGGGTTATGAAGTCTTTCAACGTCCTTGCTGGCATGGGAAGCGCAATGGTCAGTTCCGTGCCTGATGTTGCACGGATCGTGATGGTGGAAGGACTATCCAACGCCTATCGTAAGGGCTTTATGGCTTTGTTTGATGAACAGGCTGCGATTATCAACAGGATGTCAAAGGACGAGTTGAGCAAAGCTGCTGTTGGCGTTGACGCTACGCTTGGCCTTAGAGCGCATGCAATGTCTGATGTTGGAGACTTGTTTGGGTCTAGATATGGATTGGAACGTGGCCTAAACAAAGCGACAGGTATGTTCTTCTTCTTTAATGGCTTGAACTTGTGGAACCAAGCTTTGAAGGAGATGGCTGGCAATGTGACCATGCTTCGAATGACTGAATCCATTATGAAGCCTTGGAACAAATTGAGTGCCGCCGAAAAAGAAAAGCTACTTAAGAATGGAATAGATCAAGCAGACTTTGGGCGTATGAAGGCTCAAATCAGAAATCATGGAGAGAAGATAAACGGTGAATGGCTTCCAAACACTGATGCCTGGACAGATGCTCCAATGCGTTTGAAGTTTAGAAATGCCCTAAACCAGAACGTTGAGCGCATCATCATTACCCCCGGAGCTGGTGATCGAGCATTGTGGACATCGACAGAGTTTGGGTCTCTTATGACTCAGTTTAAGTCATATGGTCAGGGGGCAATGGTTCGTATGGCTACTGCTGGCTTACAGGAAAAAGATGGAGCTTTCTGGCAAGGTGCGTTTTTAATTGTTGGAATGGCTGCAATAATTAACGAAATAAAAAGAGCGCAATACGGCATTGATAAAGAAGAAGATTTTGACCAGAAGCTAATCAATGCTGTGGACAGGTCAGGCATTCTTGGCTGGGCTATGGATGTTAACAACGCTGTAGAAAAGATCTCGGATCAAAAAATGGGTATGCGTCCGTTTCTTACAGATCAACCATCTTATGTTATGCCAGAAGGTGCAAAGGCAGGGGCTGTGTTCGGTCCAGCGGCAAGCAATGTAATGAATGTTGGTAGTATTCTTGGTGATGTTGTCACCTTTAATGCAGACGCCCAAACAATGAGTGATTTGAGGTTTTCTATGCCAACAGGAAATCTTTTCTATCTTGACCCAATATATGACGGAGTCTTGGGTCAGTGATGTGAATTAACACGGCAATGACAGGAAGGTATAAGTAACTATGGCTACGATCTCAATTGCTGATAATGATGCTCGTGTACAGTACACCCAGGCGGTGACTGCAAACACGACGCAGCTTACCATTGACTTTCCTTTCTTTGATTACGATGACATCAATGTGATCGTAACGAGTGCTGCTGGTGTTGATACAACGCTGACAAGAGGCACAGGCACAGGGACATTTGCCGTTACAGGAACATCTGTAGACGACGGATATTCTGGCGGTTATGTGACCCTTGGCGATACTTACAGCGATGCCTCAACCAAATACACGATCTTCCGTGATATTGATGTTGAGAGAACTACTGACTTCCCCACATCTGGCCCATTCAATGTTTCTGCTCTGAACACAGAGCTGGATAAGCTGTTTGCCATTGAGCAAGAGCTTGAGACCAAGATTGGCCGGACTATGAAGCTGGCAGACTCTGACACTGCTGCCACCTTGTCACTGCCTAACCTTGATACACGCAAAGGCACAGTCCTGGCTTTCAATACTACGACTGGTTTGCCGGAAGCTGGCCCTGAGATTGGTGATGTATCAACTATTGCAGCCATCACTACCGACATCGCCACGCTGGCTGACATCGAGGACGGCACAGATGCTACAGATGCAATCCAGACTGTTGCGGGTATCTCTGCAAACGTCACGACAGTAGCAGGGATTAGCAACAATGTTTCTACTGTTGCTGGAATCTCATCTGATGTAACAGCTGTCGCCGCAGATGCTACAGATATTGGGGCTGTTGCTGCGAAAGCTACAGAGATTGGCAGATTGGGAACTGCTGATGCTGTCTCTGACCTAAATACCCTTGGCACTGCTGATGTAGTGTCAGACATGAATACTCTTGGCACGGCAGCCAACGTCACAAATATGGACACTCTTGCCGGCATTAGCTCAAACATCACAACTGTTGCAGGCATTTCGTCTGATGTGACTACGGTAGCTGGCGATGAAGCAGACATTGGAACTGTTGCCACCAACATTGCCAACGTCAACACTGTGGCTGGCAACAATGCAAACATCACTACGGTTGCTGGCATCTCAGCTAATGTAACCACAGTTGCTGGTGACAGTGCTGACATTCAGGCACTTGCTGAAAAGACAACAGAGATTGGCTTGCTTGGCACAGCAGATGCCATCGCTGATATGAACACTCTGGCAACATCTGCGATTGTCACCGATATGGATGCTCTTGCTGATTTGTCAGCAGAGATTGATGCGCTTGGCGATGTAACAGCAGACGTAACTACTGTCGCTGGTATTCAAGCCGATGTTACGACAGTTGCTGGTATTGCAGCGAACACCACTACAGTGGCTGGCATCTCTGGCAACGTAACAACTGTAGCTGGCATCAGCAGCAATGTGACTACGGTTGCCGGGATCTCAAGTGACGTTTCGGCTGTTGCGGCTGACGCTACAGATATTGGCACTGTTGCCGCTGCTGACGCTAATATCGGAACTGTTGCTACCAACATTGCAAACGTCAACACCGTTGCTGGTATCTCTTCAAATGTAACGACAGTAGCTGGTGACAGTGCAGACATCCAAACTGTAGCTGGTAATAGTGCAGACATTGCAACAGTGGCTGGCATCTCTAGCGATGTGTCTACTGTGGCAACCAACAACGCTAATGTGACCACCGTTGCATCAAACATCAGCGGAGTGAACAGCTTTGCAGAGCGTTATCGTGTTGGGTCTTCTGATCCGACCACCAGTCTTGATGAAGGTGACCTTGCCTACAACAGCACTGCAAATCAGCTAAAGTATTATGATGGCTCTGCGTGGCAAGGCATTGCTCCCGGCATTGCGTCTGTGTCGGCTGATGCCTCTCCAAGCCTTGGCGGCAACCTCGACACCAACGGCAACGACATCACCTTCGGAGACAACGACAAGGCCGTGTTCGGTGATGCGTCAGACTTGCAGATTTTTCATGATAGTGCGACTGGCAGAAGTTACATAAGTGAATCTGGCCCTTCAGCATTTTTTATTCAGGGCAGTGGGCTAACATTACAAGATTCTAGTGGCAATAATTTTATTGATTGTGCGGCTGGTTCTGATGTTAGGCTTTTCCATAACGCATCCCCCAAACTCGCCACCACCGCCACCGGGATTAGCGTAACTGGCGACATTCTTACTAATGGTGATTTATATATCAACGATAGCAAGAAAGCATATTTTGGCAATAGCGGTGACCTACAGATTTATCACGATGCGTCTGAAAGTATCATTGAGGATGTAGGCACTGGTGATTTAAAAGTCAGAGGTTCTGACGAAGTTAAAATACAAGTAAGAAATGCCGCTAACACAGCTTGGTTAAATGCAGTTGTTGCCGCAGATGCTGGTGCAGTAACTCTTTCTCACAACAACTCTGCCAAACTCGCCACCACCGCCTCCGGCATCGACGTAACCGGCGATGTTCTTGCTGACACAGTGACGCTCGATAACGGCTCAAACGACTGGCAATTCAGCGTGGACGGCAGCAACAACCTCATCGTCTCTATTGCAGGTACGGCAAAAATGAAGCTGGATTCTTCGGGCAATCTAACTGTTACTGGTGACATTATCTCTGAGGGGACAATCTAATGGCTTTTAAGGTAGGCTCAACCACAGTCGTTGATGACAGCGGGAACATCGTTGCTGAACAGCTTGATATTAACGGCGCAACCGTCGAGACATCATTCCAAGGCGGGGACTCAGTTCTGGTGTATGACAGCAGTGCTGGTGTGATCCGCAAGGGTACTATCACTAACGCTGCAATTGTGGGACCAACTGGCGCAGATGGTGCTGACGGCCCAACAGGCCCAACTGGCCCACAAGGCACTTCAGGGCCAACAGGGCCTACCGGTCCAACAGGCCCAACAGGCCCAAGTGGTCCTCCTGGCCCAACAAACACTGGATATGCACAGACATCAACATATCTTATGGCTAAACAAAACGGCACAAACCAGCAAACCGCCAGTGGTCAAACCCGATCAGGATCACAGATGGATCCTAGTAATGCTGCCGGGGAAGACGCTCAAGAGGGGCTTTCTGGAACGTGGAGAGTTATGGGCAAATCAACAACAGGCAATAACGAATCCAGAACGACTATATGGATAAGGGTTAGCTAAATGGCGATTACATACACAGATGCAAGGAACCCCGTCTGGGCAAACCTAGCTCAAACTCGAATAGACATTGAGGTTAATTTTGATCACTGGCATGAAGAGTATGTTCTGTTTACAGCGGATCCGAACGATGTTGGCGAACCTCATGCTATTGAAATTTACAATAGAGCAGTAGCGGGAGATTTTGGCCCAGTTGGTGCCTACACTCCTCCGGCTGATATCACAGGCGAAGATGCAATGACGCTTTTAAGAGAAGAGCGTGATGAATTGCTTTCTGCTTCTGACTGGATGGTTATGCCAGACCGAACTTCGACCACTGAGCAGACAGCTTACCGGCAAGCGTTGCGGGATTTACCTGCCGATTACCCCAACGCTTTTATGACTTGGTCGGAGGATCAACATAAATACGTCTGGTCAAATGTTACTTGGCCTTCCCTGTAAGGGTTTCTTATGAAAAAGTTTGATTGGGAATATTGTGCAGAGAAAGACATTGTTCTTTTTAAGGGGTTGCCGTGCGAGGGGCTGGTAAACGAGTACAACCTAATAAAAGATAGGCTAAACGGGCCTAAAGAAACACGCAGTGCCGTTGATGAAAACGGCGCGGTTCTTAAAGAAAATGAGGGCATATTTTTAAGTCAGATTTATTCAGCAGAATTTTCTGACGTTTCACCGACAGGTAGACTGTTCGCTGAAATTTTCAAAGAAATTAAGCACTCTCCTTTTCCCATCAAAAGTACAATGAACGCATTTAAGGCATCGACTGGGTTTAACGTATTGATGAGTAAGTACAACGCAGGGCATTATTACAAGCCGCACAGGGACCATACAACAGCTACAATTCTTGTATGGCCACTTGAAAAAAAGTTTAAGGGCGGTGATTTTATTTTCCCTGAGCTTGATTTCAGAATTGTTTGCGAGGCTGGAACTGGGGTTATATTTCCTGGTCATTACATTCACGCTGTTGAAGAAGTTTTTTCTGAAAACGAAGACGATGTCAGAGTTACTTTTACGGGGTTTGTGCATTGAGACAGCAATGGCAACTTTGGACAGGCGCTGCTTCTGATGAGCAGGTGGCTCAAATCATTAAAGCTGGTGAGTTAAACTCTCCAGAAAAAGCCACTATCTTTAGCAATCCAAACACCGACAATGAAACACGCAAAAGCATTGTCCGGTGGGTTCATGATTTATCTATTCGAGATTTCTTGTGGGAATATGTGAAGCAAGCAAACATAAATGCTTTTGGTGTAGACGTTGCAAACTTTGCTGAATTGCAGTTCACAGAATACCACGCTTCTGAGGGTGGTCATTATGACTGGCATCACGACATTGATTGGGCAGGAGAAAAGCCATCTGACCGAAAGCTGTCTATCACTGTTCAGTTAAGCGATCCATCCGAGTATACTGGTGGTGACTTTCAGTTTAACGAATGTGAGACGCCAGCTAACGCTAAAGAAAAAGGCACTATTTTAGTGTTCCCTTCATATCTACAGCACAGAGTAACAACTGTGTCATCAGGAACACGCAAGTCTTTGGTGGCGTGGTTCCATGGTCCTAGGTGGAGATAATGACTAAGCCAACAGTTCAATCAATCAAAGCCGAACTCGACACCCATGAGGCAGTGTGCGCTGAACGCTGGAAGGAAACCATCCTGCGTATCAAGCGTATCGAAACCATTATGACTGGTGCTGCTGGTACAATTATCATCTTGTTGTTGGGCATTATCGTGAGCCAGTGATTCACGCTTTTTTGCTTTTTGTTTACATTGGTACGGGAGAAAGCAAGGTACTCAAAAGCAACGACCTTTACTTCAGATCAGTCGATGATTGCGTTTACTTTGCTCAGAGACTGCATAAGCAAGGTCAGAATATAACAGCCTACTGTCTGCCAGTGCAGGTGGATGCAGAACGTGTAAAGGTATACTGATGCTTGCAGAACTAGCCGCAGCTAACGCAGCCTTTGCCGTTATCAAGCAAGCCGTCTCAAATGGCAAAGAGATTGCCGCTGCTGGCAGTGCCATTGCCGAGTTTGTAGGTGCCAAAGAGAAGCTACAGCAAAAGGCACAGAAGAAAGGTAACGGCTCTGATCTTGAAGAGTTTATGGCTCTTGAGCAGATCAGAGAGCGTGAAGAAGAGCTAAAGACCTACATGATATATGCTGGAAGGCCTGGACTATGGAATGATTGGCAGAAGTTTCAGGCAAAAGCACGTCTGGCCAGAAGGCAAGAAGAGTCAAAGGCAGCAGCAAAGCGCAAGAAGATCATAGAAATAACAATTATAGTTGTTTTTGCATTGTGTTGCTTAGCTGTACTAGGATCTTTGATGGCGCTGATACTACATGCACAGGGAAGACTGTAATGATACCACTGCTTATGAAGATGTTTGGAAGTGGGGATGTAGTCAAACAAGGGCTTAGCCTTATAGATGAAATTCACACCTCTACGGAAGAAGAGGTTGCAGTTAAAAGCAAAGCCAAGACTGATTTACTTGCTGCTTATGCCCCATTCAAACTAGCCCAACGTTACATCGCTCTGATGTTTACAGCTATGTTCTTATTTATCATGGCCAATGGTGTAGTTGGTGCGCTGTATGGTGTAATTGATATGAAGAATGTAGAAGCTGCCAAGCAGTTTGCTTCCTCTATGTGGTTAGGCGAAATCATGCTTGGCATTGTTGGCTTCTATTTTGGTGGCGGTTTGGCAGAATCTGTTAAGAAGAAATAAGGCTATGGGTGAAAAGCTGTGAAGGAACATGAGTTGCTGGCCTACGAACAGTACCGCAATCTTCACGAACGTTCACATCATCCGAAAAAGCGTCATCTGGTAGTGAGTTTGATACTGCTTGCCATGCTGCTTTTTGTGATTCCAAATATTCCTTATCTTTTGCCAGACCTTCAATAATGTTGTGATGATAATTACGGCTGTACCTATATCTCATGCTTTTAGTTGTATGAGGCATTATTGACCTTCCAGTTTATAGCTGTTATCGTTCTTACGCATCTGCCCGAATGGCGGTTGTATGGGAAGGGAAGGGGAGAGGTTTATTCGATTGGCCTCTCCTCTTTCTACTTCAATTTACCCCTCATTTCGACAGTTGCCTTCTTGGGATCAAATCTTATCTCGGAACGATTGTCATTAGCGTAACAGTTCCAGCATGAGAATGTGCCGTTGGCGTCAACGATGAAGGCAGCGTGAACCACCTCCACCATTGAGCCACAGTGCTGACAACGTTCAAGCCGCTGATGCTTTGATCCTTGTCTTTTCTTTCTTGAAGGCATTAGTGACAGCAGACTTGCGTTGCTTGTTGAATGATCCGATGACTGAAGCGTTAGACTTCCAGAGTTCATCGATCTCGTCAACGGTTGTCGCATGTGCAAAGTCCTGCATGATCTTCAGTTTAGCCTCATCTTGTTCACCAGCATCATCCTCAGATTCTGAAAGAGGAAGATCCTCACCGGCATAGACATTTATGCCGAGGCCGTGGAATGCGATTGCCTTCACCAGACAGCGTTGCAAGGCCTTGTTGACCTGACCGCCATCGGGATGAACAACAGACTGGTTCTTGTGATCCATGACATAGTGAATCTCTGTGTGAGCAATGCCATCGATGGTGACAGTGACAGCCACATATGTATGACCTTTAGTGTCACGCATAAAAGGCAGCGGGTTGTTCTGGTTGTCACGGAAGATGTGCTTCTCGAAAGTAGCATCAGGATAGTGCTGCTTGACGTAGGCCCATGCCCAAGTCCAAGACAAATAGTCGAACTTGCCCTTCTTCTTGACCTCTTCAGATACATCGAAAGACGAAAGAGTCTGCCATACACTAGTC